GCCAGCACCTGGGCACGCGGGTTGGCCGGCGCTGGCGCAGCCGCGTATTCCCCGCCCGTCGCGGACGCTCGGAGATGGCGGGGCTGGTGTACCCGGCCGGCCGCGATCGCCTGCGCGGCCTGCGCGCGGTCTGGACCGCCGAAGCGGTCAGGGTCTAGCGGCCATGACTGCCCCACAGATGCGGCTAGCCGTCTTCGGCAGCCTGCGTACACACCTGCGTGCCGAGGCGAAGATTGCGCGGAAGGCGATGATCCAGACGCTGCGCGAGGCGGCGCGCGATCTGACGGCCGAACTGAAGGCGGATACCAGCCGGGGCCTGGGTCGGCGGGTCGGCCGCAAATGGAAGTTCCGGGTGTTTTCCAACGGCCGCCGCACGGCCGACATGGCAGCGCTGATCTATCCGGCCGGCGGCCCGCGGCTGCGGCAAATGTTGGGTGCGCACGAAAAAGGCGCCGTGATCCGCGCCCAGAACGGCCGATATCTGGCGATCCCCACCCTGTTCAACCGGGCGGGCGGTCGGCGGGGCGGCAAGGTGCTGTTCCAGCCGCGCGAACTGCACGAAAGCTTTGTGCAGCGCTCGCGCAACGGCAACCTGTTGATTTTCGCGCCGGTGCGCCAGGCGCAGCGCTTGCGGCGTGGCCAGGTGCAGAGCCTGGCGGTGGCCAGCAACCAAGTGCTAGGCAGCGGCCGGCGCAAGCGGACGGAAGCACTGCTCGCCGCGCGAGCGGTGCCGATGTTCGTGCTCAAACGCTTTGTGCGGGTGCCGGGCGGCCGGCTGCGCACTAGCCAAATTGTGGAGCGGATCGGCGCCGGGCTGCCGGTGCGCTTTGTCGAGATCGCCACCCGAAACGAAAGCGCCGGCGATGCCTAGCAAGCGAGAGCTGGCGTTTCAGGCATTGGCGGCCGCGTTGGCCGGTGTCGCCGGCGCACGGGTGGTGCGCGACGAGGAAGAGCCCATGACCATTCCGGCCGGCGGTCAGGTGACCATCCGGCCCGGCCAGCCGGTGCCGCCGGCCGCCCTGCTGTCGCCACTGACCTACAGCCATGAGATCGAGGCCGAGATGGTCGTGCAGGTGCAGCATGCCAGTGCGGCGACCCGTGCGGCATCGCTGGATGCACTGACGTTGGCGGTAGAGGCGGCCGTCATTGCCGACCGGACCTTGGCCGGCGCCGTCGATGACATTCGGTTGGAGCGCGACGACGAAGAGACCGAACCGGTCGAAGGCGGCGCCGCGATTGCGACGGCCGTGCTGCTGGCCACCATGCGCTACGAAAGCGCGAGCGAACTGGGCTGAGCCTGAAGGAGAAACGAGATGGCCACCACCTACGCCTTAGGCGCCGACACCCGTCTGATCGGCGTCCGCGAGACCACCTATGGCACCGCACCGAACGGGAGCGGCGGCGGCGTCTATTCGCTGCTGCCGTACATTTCGTTCAGCCTGGGCCAGACCCGCGGTCTGGTCGACGTGCCGCTGCTCGACGGCAGCCGCCAGGCGACCGCGCCGCAGTATCAGGCGCCGGATGTGGCGGGCAATATCATTACTGTGCAGGACACGCGCAATCTTGGCTGGTGGCTGGCCCAGATCATGGGCAGCCCCACGACCACGGGGGTGAACCCCTATACCCATGTGTTCGAAAGCGGGTCCGTCGCCCTGCCGTCGGCGACCCTGGAAATGGGCCACCCGGAAATCGTACCGCCCGATTATCAGGCGTTTCTCGGCCTGCGGTTCGGCGGGTTCTCGTTCGATGCCGACCGACAGTCGCCTGGGCTAATGACCGTGCCGGCCATCGGCCAAAGCGCCGCCGCGGCCACCTCGCCGCGGGATGCCTCGCCGATCCTGCGGGCCGCGAACCTGTTCAAAACCGGGTCTGCGGAACTGAAGATCGGCGATAGCGTGGTGGCCGCTGTCGCTTCGGTCGGCTTCAACTACAACCTGGCCCTCGATGTCAACGAGGGCATGCAGGCCAATGGTCAGATCGTCGGTGTCGAGCCGACCCGGGCAACCCTCACCGGCACGCTGTCAAGCAGGCTGGGCACCGGCGGCGCCACGCTGCGCACGCAAATTCAGGCCGACAGCCCGTTCAGCCTGACCATGGTGCGCACGCTGGGTGCGGCGAGCCTGACCTATCTGGTGCCGGAGGTGTACCTGGAGGAAGCCGGCGTCGGCGTGTCGGGGCCGGGCGGCGTCGATATTCAGTACAACTGGCGCGCGGCCCGGAACGCGACCGAGGGCACCATGCTGCGGGTGACACTGGTCAACGATGTGGCGTCCTACTGATGGGGGTGCGCCCGATGCTGCGCCTGGGCCTGAAGACAGAGCCGCACTGGCTGGACCTGCTGCCGACCCGCGCCCCCGGCGCGGTGCGCGTCAAGGTGCGTCCTCTCACGACGGCAGAATATGAGGCCGCGAAAATACACGCGGGCCGCGCGGTGCGGCGCCTGGCGGAAGAGGCGGCCGAGCGGCGGATGCTGGGGCAGGTGGAGACCGCCTTGCCCGATCCGGACGACGAAGCCGCGGTGCTGGGTCTGAGCCAGGCCTATTTCCTGACCGGCCTCGCCCAGGCGGCGATTGTCGAATGGGAGGGGGTCGGCGACGCCGACGGCAACGAACTGCCACCGACCCGGGCGAACGTCGCCCGTCTGATGCAGGTGCCGTTTATCGCAGAGGCGTTTGCGACCGCCTATACCGCCCCCTATGAGGGGATGTTTGCGGAGGGAAACGCATTGCCGCCCTCGCCCGATGGCACTTCGGTGCCGGGGCCGGGGGCGGGTACTGCCGAGGCTGCGCCGACGCCGGTGCCGAGTGCGCCCGGGGCGGACGCGGTGCAGACGGTCACCGCTGCCCCTATCGCGAGCATGCCATGACGACGGTCGACGGCGAGGCCGCCTGGCAACTGGTGCAGCGCGGCTGGCGCCAGCTGCGGGCGGGCGGGATGGGGCGGCCGTTGGGGCTGGACCTCGGCACGCTGATGCGGCTGGGCGAGGCGGACGGCCTGGCGCTGGCGGTGCTGGCGCGGCTGCTGCCGGCGGCGGAGGCGGGGATGATGGCGGGCATGTCCGACCGCAGCGGTGGAGGGCTCGATGGTAAGCCGGCGTGACGTTGCCATCCGCCTGAGTGCGGAGGGTGTCACCCGCACCGAACAGCAATTCACCGGGCTTGGCGTCAAGGGACAGCAGGCCTTGGAGCGGCTGGGCCAGGCGACCGGGCCGGTCAACCGCGGGCTGCTGGCACTGGATCGGGCGGCAGACGGCCTCCGCGGCCAGGTGGATGGCATGGCCGGCCGTCTGGGCCTGCTGGGCGACGCCATGCGTGGCCTGGGGCCGCTGGGCGTCGGCGCTGCCGCCAGCGTTGCGGCGCTGGCGGGGGCGATCACGGCTGCGGCCAGACTGAACCGCCAGGCAATCGACAGCCTGTCGTCTGTCGGCGATGTGGCCGAGCGCATCGGCGTGACAGCCGAGGCGCTGCAGGAACTGCGGTTCGCGGCGGAGCAGAACAACGTCGCGACCGGCAATCTCGATAAGTCGCTGCAGGGGTTCGTTCGGCGGGTGGGCGAGGCGCAGCAGGGCACGGGCGAACTGCTGGAATCGCTACGGCAGTACAACATCGAGATCAAGAACGCAGACGGCAGCAGCCGCTCGGCGATCCAGGTCTTTCGGGATTTCGCAAACGCGGTGAAGGGGGTGAGCGACCCGCAGGAGCAATTGCGCCTGGCGGTGAAAGCGTTCGGTGACGAAGGCGCGGCTTTGGTGCGGCTTCTGCGCCAGGGTGCAGATGGCTTCGACGATCTGGCGAGGACGGCGCGGGAAAGCGGCGCGGTGTTCCGAGACGACGTGGTCGCCAACGCGCTGGCGGCAGGGGACGAACTGAACCGCCTGGAAAAGGAACAGGAAGCCGCACTGATCCGGATCGGGTTGGTGTTCGATGGCGCGGCGCGGGCATGGGAGCAATCGAAAACGAGCGTCCTGTCGGCGGTGGCGGACATAGCCTCTGGCGTTCTCACCCTGCTTGCCGATACGGAAGCGGCGCTGTCCCGCCTCGGTGGCGGTGAATTCACCGGTGCGCTCGACGGGCTGCCGCCGGCAATTCGTCGGCGCGTGGAGGACGGAAGAGCAGCGAGCCTGGCGGCGGCAATGGGGCAGCTGGGCAATCTGCCCGCAGGCCCGCCAGTCCCCGGCGCCTCGCCGCAAGCGCCTCGCCCTCCCCTGCCGCCGTCCCGGAAGACGCTATTGCCGGCCAGGCCGACTGCTGCCGACCGGCAGCGGGAAGCGCTGATCCGGCGCGGTGCGCAGCTGACCCAGAACCTGCGCACGCCGCTGGAGGACCATCGCGCCGCGATGGTGGAACTGAACGACCTGTTGGCGGCCGGTGCGATTACCAGCGAGACCTTCGGGCGTGCCAGCGAAGATGCCTTCGAGCGCCTGAAAGACGCCAGCAAACGCGCCAACGAGGGCCTGAACGAGCTGGACGACGCGAACAAGAGCGCGGCGCTTTCGGTCGAAGCGGCCTGGCAGGATGCGTCGCGTGGCATGACGCAGGCCCTGGCCGACTTTTTCCGCACCGGTCAGCTGGATTTCGCGGGCTTCCTGTCGAACGTCGCTGCCGCTCTGGTGCAGGCGCAGCTCAATCGGCTGGTGGTCGAGCCCTTCGGCCAGGTGCTGGGCGGCTTCGGCAACTTCCTTGGGAACCTGTTCGGCGGGGTCAGCGATATCGGCCCAACCGGCCTTACGTTCGCCAATGAGTTGGCGCTGGGCTTGCGCCCGCTCGAGCAGGGCGGCGTGATCATCGGCGGCCGCATTACGCCGTTCGCTCGCGGCGGCGTGGTCGGCGGACCGACGATCTTCCCGATGGCCAATGGCCTGGGCCTGATGGGTGAAGCGGGTCCAGAAGCGGTGATGCCGCTGCAACGCGGGCCAGACGGTCGGCTGGGCGTCGGCGTGAACGGCGGCGGTGGCAGCGGCCGCACGCTGGTGGATATCCAGATGATCGACCAGCGCGGCGCCGGCGGCGCGCCGCTGGATATCCAACGGCTGCAGCGGCCGGACGGCGGCGAAAGCGTCCGCGTGGTGATCCGCGATGCGACCCGCGGCCTGATTACCGGCGGGGCCTTCGACCGGGAATTCGACCGCGCGTTCGGCTTGAAGCGGCGGGGGGCCTGATCCATGCCGAACCCGACCTGGCCGGCCAGCCTGCCGCAGCACTTCGACGCCGGCAGCTTCCGTGAAACACCGCCCGAGACCGTGCTGCGCACGCAGATGACTGTCGGTCCGCCGGCAGCTCGGCGCATCTCCACGGCCGGCGTGCGAAGGGTCGAGGGCGTGCTGAGTTCGATGACCGGAACGCAGATGGAGACCTTCGACGCCTTTCTGCGAACGACGTTGGAAGATGGCGCCCTGCGCTTCGACTGGGTGCACCCGCGGACGCAGGCGGTCGTCACCATGCGTTTTGCCGACACGCCGGAATATCGGGCGCGTCGGGCCAGCGGCGGCGTGCTGTACGATGTGGCCGTGAAACTGGACATTCTGCCATGACCCGCAGCCTGAGCCTGGCCGCCCTCGAAGCCGCGCAGGCGCAAGAGACCGGCGAGGTGTATCTGGCGCTGGTGACTTTGACCCACGCCGATCCGACCTTCGAGACCAAGCGCTATGTGCGGAATACGACCGATGTGGTGAGCCGTGGCCAGACGTTCACGGCGGTGGCGTTCGATATCTCGCTGCCGGACGAAGACGACGAGGGCAGCCGCGAGGTGCAGCTGGTGCTGGACAACGTCGACCGCCGCGATGTCGAAGCGGTGCGCCGGCTGACCAGCCCGTTGCAGGTGCTGTTGGAGGTGGTATTGGCCTCGCAGCCGGATGTCGTGGAAACGCAGGCGCGGCTGGGCCTGCGCGGGGTCCAGATCGATGCGGCCACCATCGCCGGCACGCTGGCCGACGACCCGTTTCTGCATCTGCGCTATCCGGCTGCCACCTATAGCCAGGCCGATTATCCGGGGCTGTTCGGATGACGCTGGCCAACGATAGCGTGCCGGCCTGGACGACGGAGTTCGTCGGGCTGCCCTGGCGCCCGCACGGTCGCGGCCGTGCGGGCGTGGATTGCTGGGGCCTCGTCTGCCTGGTGTACCATGCGCGCTATGGCATTGCCCTGCCCAGCTATGCGGACGCCTATGGCGGCGTCGGCGAGGCGGATGCGGCGCACCTGGCGGGGCTGGTGCGGGGCGAGGTGCAGCAGTGGCGCCCGGTGCAGGCTGGCGCCGAGCGGGAGGGCGACCTGGTGGTGATCCGCCTGTTCGGGTTGGATTGCCACACGGGCGTGATCGTGGCGCCCGGTTGGATGCTGCACAACCTGGATGGCACCGACGTGGTGCTGACCCGCTATCGCACCACCGTTTGGCAGCGGCGGGTCAGCGGCTTCTGGCGCCATCGCGAGCGGCGGGACGACTGATGCCACGGCCCGCGCTTTTAACAGCAGCCCAGATGCTGCCGCAGGTGATCTGTTGCCCGTCGCCATTCTCGGCCGCCCGCCAGGATGTTGTGATCGGCGCCGACGAAACCATCCGGCAGATCGTCGAGACCTGCGGCATTCCCGAGGGGCTTTGGGAGATGACGCATGTGCACGTGCAGGATGCCGACATGGCACGGGCGCCGGTGGCGGTGCCGCGGCCATTCTGGACCTGGGTAAAGCCGCGGCGGGGCGCCATGGTGTTTGTGCGCGTGGCACCGATGAAGGGCGGGCGGAAAAACCCGCTTGCCTCGATCTTGGGTCTGGTCGGTGCCGCCGCGCTGTTCTTCCTGGCGGCGCCGCTGGGCGCAGCGTTGTTTCCGACGTTGGGGTCGGTCACGATCTTCGGCAAGACCATCAGTCTCGCGACTGCGCTGGGTGGCCTGCTGATCAGCGGGGCGTTCAGTGCGATCAGCTCGCTGATACTGCCGCCGCCGCCGGGGCCACGCACGGCCAACCCGGAACAGAGCGACCCGCGGTTCGGTTTCAACGGACAGTCGAACCGGGCGGACCGATTTGGGCCGGTGCTGCAGGTGTTCGGTCGCCACAAGGTCTCGCCCCGCCTGGCGGCGTTCCCCTATACCGAAATCGTCAGCCAGGATCAGTATCAGCGCGTGCTCTACGAATTCGGGTACGGGCCGCTGCGCCTGGACGACATCCGCATCGGCAGCACGCCGCTGGCGCAGTTCGAGGACACAGAATTCGAGGTGCGCCAGGGCTTCGCCGACGATACGGCCGTGACCCTGGTGCCGGAGATTGTCCAGGAAGACACTTACGAGCTGCTGCTGCGCGGCGACCAGCCGCCGCAGATCGTGGCGACCGGCATCGATCCCGACGAAATCGGGTACGACATTACCTTCCGCGGCCTGACCAAAATCCGCACCTCCGACGGGTCGAGCGGGCCCCGCACGGTCAATATCCGGGTGCAGTATCGGCGCGAGGGCGAGGGGCTGTGGATCGATCATGACGTTCACTCGATCACCGGATCGACCGTCGAGATCGTGCGGTTTTCCGACCGCATCGTGCTGCCGCAACCGGTGGCGCCGGGCCGCTACGAACTGCGCTTCATCCGCAACACGGCCGACAGCAACGAGCCGACCGAACGCGATGCAAGCTTTATCTCTGCCGTGCGCACCATCCGCCGGCAGGCGCCGGTAAAGGCCAAGGAACGAGCGTTGCTGGCGCTGCGCATCCGCGCCAGCAACCAGGCGAACGGGATCCTCGACCAGGTCACGGCGGTCGCGTATCGGCTGCTGCCGGTCTGGAACGCCGGCGCCTGGACAGTGCAGGAAACCCGGCATCCCGCCTGGGCGATCCTGGAGGTGCTGCGCGGTCGCGCGAACCCTCTCCCGGTGGCAGACAGCCAGATCGATCTGCAGGCGTTTGCCGATTGGGCGGCGGCCGAACCCGGGCGCACTTTGGACTTGGTGCTGGATGCCGCCAGCACGGTGGCCGACACTGTCAAGCTGCTGTCGTCGGCCGCGCGGGTGCGGGTGCTGCCGTTGGATGGCAAATGGACGGTGATCCGCGACGTGCCGCGGGCCCGCGTGCAGGTGTTCACGCCGCGCAACTCGGTCGATCTGCGGTCGGAACGGGCCTTTGCCGACCCGCCGCACGCGGTGCGGGCGCAATTCCTGAACCCGACGCGCGATTATGAGCCGGACGAGCTGATCGTGTATCGGCCTGGCTACACGGCGGCGAATGCCACCCGGTTTGCCGAGCAACCCATGACCGGCCTGACCGACCCGGAACTGGTGTTTCGCGACGTGCGCTATCACCAGGCCGTGACCGAGCTTCGCAACGAGGTGTTCACCTTCAAGACCGACCTGGCGCACTGGATGTGCACGGTCGGCGACCGGGTGGGCGTGCAATCGGATTTTCTGCTGATCGGCCTGGGTGGCGGGCGGGTCAAGGCCCTGACGCTCTCCGGCGGTTTGGTGGCGTCCGTGACCATCGACGCCTCGGTCGCCATGGCGGCCGGCGGCAGCTATGCCATTGGCTATGTGCCGGCCGGGTCGACGGTGGGCCGCACCGCAACGCTGGTCACGGTGCCCGGTGAGACGCAGACGCTGTCGCTTTCGCCCATGCTGGCACCGGCCGACGCGCCGGTCGAAGGCACGGCGGTGGCGTTCGGCCCGGCCGGGTCGGAGGTGCAGGACCTGATCGTCACGCGCGTTCGCCACCGCCGTGATTTCCAGGCCGAGCTGGAATGTGTGCCTTACGCGCCCGCGGTGTTCACCGCAGCGGAGGAACCGTGGGCCGGTTATGCCCCAGTGATCGCGCCGGACCCTCTGGCTGCGGTGCCGGGCCCGGTGCGCGACCTGGCCCTGACCGAAGCGATAGAGTTTCCGGCCGGCCGGCCGGCGTCGACTGTGGTGGCGCAATGGCGGCCACCGCTGACGGGTGTCGCTGGCCTCTATGAGGTGTGGAGCGATGTCGCCAGCCCTGGCACGCAACGCCTGTTGGGAACGACAGAGGCGCCGCGGTTCGTGGTGGCGACAGGCTTGCAATCGCAGCACAGCCTGACGGTGACCGTGCGGGCCCGTTCCAGGCGCGGGCGAATGCTGCCGCTGGCGCAGGCAGCCAGCGCCGGGATATCGACCCTGGGCGACTTGAATGCGCCGGGGGCTGTCACGAACGTACGCATGGAACAGGATGGCGGTTCCGGCGCCATCCGCATTCGTTGGACCTATTCGACCCCGCCGACCGATCTGGCGGGGTTTATTGTCCGTTGGCGGCCCGGATCGGTCGCGGTCTGGTCTGACGGTCGGCCGCTGACTGCGCAGCCGGCGCCCAGCTCGCTCTTGGAATTGCCAGGCCTGCCACCTGGCACCGTGACGATCATGGTGCGGGCCATCGATCATGCTGGGAACTGGTCGGCAGTGACGGCCACGACGGCAACGGTTGCGCCGCGGCAAGGCGGGGTGCTGCTGGCGACGACCGATTACCGGGCGGGCGGCTGGACAGGCACAATCACCAACGGCGTTGTCGATCTCGACGGGTCGCTGCTGGGTAGCGACGCGGTCCAGGCGTTCTATCCCGACGGGCCGCTGCCGTTTTATGGCGAGCCTGCCGAGCCGTTCTTCGTCGGCTTCGGGGCCGATGCGTTCTATGCCGGGTCGGATGGGCCGTTCTACGACGGCTTGGGCACTGACCCCTTCTATAACGGCAGTTACCCTGCCCTGATCTACGTGGACACCGTCACGCTAAGTGCTGCCGGCAGCCTCGCGCTGCGCGCCGAAGGCACGGGCGATATCGCTCTGGACTGGCGCCCCGCCGGCGCTGGCGAGTGGACCCCGTACACCATCCCTGTCGCAGTGCAGGCCGGCACCTTTGACGTTCGAGCGACGGTGCTTCAGGGCGCCGCCGTGCGTGGGCGGCTGACGCTTCTGCACGCAGGGCTTGAGGTGGCCGCAATCATCGAAGCGCTGACCGGGATTGCCATCGCTTTCGGCGGATCGCGCCTGCCGCTGGCCAAAGCGTTCCAGTCCATCACCAGCGTGGTGGTGACGCTGCAGCAGGACGTGTCGAACAGCGCGTCCACGGTGCAAGTCGTCGACCGCGACCCGGTGCTAGGGCCGCTGGTTAAGACCTTCGATACGGCAGGCGGCAACCAGGCTGGCGTCGTCGACGCCGTCATCATCGGTTATTAGGAGGATAGAACGGCATGACGACCATTCCGCTGCGCGATGCGCTGGTGCTGGCGGCTTCCAACGATGGCTTCCGGACCGCTATCGGACAGCTCCACGACTACCTGGTGGAAAGCCTGGGGTCGACTGGGGGCAGCGCGACGCCGCAAACAGCGGTGCTGCTGCCCAACGGCGCCCTGGCCACGCCGGCGCTGCGCTTTGCGTCCGATGCCGATACCGGCATCTATAGAGTTGGGGAAAACTCCATGGCCTTGGTCGTGGGGGGTGTCGCTGTGGCTGTGCTCAAGGCGAACCAGGTGATCGACCTTGCGGGCGGCTATTATGACAACAAGATTTTCGCGACGCGGGCGGCGTTTTTGGCGGCCATCATCCCGACGGAGGTGATCCGCGTCGGGTTTCTGTTTGCCGGCCTGGTGTATTTCGTGGTTCGCGATGCGGCTGGGCTGATCGTGCAAACCGACCTTACCAAATGGTCTGCCGACGGGGTGCCCTCACCCGAGCATTATGGGTTCAACTCGTCTGGCGAGATCTCGCTCACGACTGCCGATCCATGGAAAGCGGTGCTGGAAGCGGCGCCGGGTAATAACAAGGTTTTCCGGTTTCAGTCCGGGACATTTGTCAGTGCCACGCCGCTGACGCTGAGCAGGGGCTTCATCGATATTCGCGGGGTCGATTATGCGACCCGGCCGGTGTTCAACTTCAACATCGTTGCCAACGGTGCGGAAATCAACATGACAGACATCGGCGGTTTGCCGGTGGCAGGCACGCCATGGTTCCAGAAAAAAGGTGGATTTGCCATTTTCGACAGCGTCGTCGTCGATGGTTCGACCCACAACGAACGCCTGTTTGTCACCAACGACTGCGGGCTGCTGATTGCAGCCAATGGCGCCAATGACACGGTGCTGACCATGGGGCCGAATGTCGGCATGGGTCTGGACTGTGATGGGGGCCGAGTGAAGTTGTCGGCAGCGGCCGGTGTCGGTCGCATCAAATTCAACTGCAACTTCACGGCCAATAACCACACGGCTGTCTATTTGACCCAATGCCCGCTGCACATGAACAACACGGATTTCACCGGGACGGGCAGCCGGTTCGGTATCGCGATCAACGCCACGCGAGGATCGAAGGTGGAAGGTGCTGACGCGGTTGCAGGATCGGTGACGTTCACGAACTTCGACAAGGCAATGATCACTCAGGGGATCGCGGAGTTCGATGGCCGCTATGTGACGTTCACCGGCAACCGGTGGCCCTTGCAGCAGGTCGCGCCAAGCCTGGTGAGTTTTGGCGACGGCGTCACGTTTTCCGGAAACGATGTCAACGGGATCGTCCGGAATGAGCCGTTCGGGGATACCACCATGGTGGGCAATCTTCAGGCGCCGAATGCTGTCAGCCTGGCCAGCGCGCCTATCGGCGCATCGTGGGGTCAGGAGCTGGTGGTGACGGCCGCCGGCAACCCAATCAATCTGCCGGCGGCGCAAGGGAACGGGTACCAAATCCGCATCGTAAACCGGTCCGGCGGCGCAATCACGCTGACCCCGGCCGCCGGCAACACATGCGAGATTGCCACGCTCGAGAATGGCGCTGAAGCGGTGCTGCGCGATGTGCCTGCGGGCAGTTTCACCATCATCGCGACCGTGCTGTGACGCCCCGTTGCAAATGCTCGAACCGCACGATCTGGCCGTAGAGGCCCGGCTGTCCAGGCTGGAAACAACCTTGGTGACCAAAGAGAAGGTAGATGCCGACCGGCACAAGCTGCTGCTCGACCGTCTCGATCACCTCTGCACGTTGCACGCAACCACCGAAAAGCTGGCGCGCAAGAACAGCGAAACACTGTCTCGGGTCGCCTGGCTGTTTCGCCAGACGCGCTGGCTGGCGCCTCTCGGCGCGCTGGCGCTGGGCGCCATAGAAGCCGTTCCCCGCCTGGGCGATCATGCCCGGGCACTGTTCAAGTCCATTTCAAGAGGATAGACCATGACACTCCGTTCTGCCGCCGGTGCGGCCGCCGTCTTGGCGGCCGTTTTGCTTTTGGCTGCCTGCCAAACCGATCTGTTCGACGCCGGGTATCAGCGCCTCGGTCTCGCCGCCACCTGCCCGGCCGCCAAAGCCGAACGCACGCTGGCGGTGGTGGAAACCCTCTACGATTGGGCGAACGAGGACGAACGCCTGATCCTGCGGACCGCCGCACACGCGCTGGCGGACGCGCATCGTGAGGGCGTCTCTGGCGGCAAGCTGCTGCCGATGCAGCTGGCCGCCGCCGCGCCTGCCGCTGCCGTCGCGATGCGCGCACTGAAGGCCAGATGATCTGGACGAGATCCTTTACGCCGCCGGCATGGTGAGCGGACAGCAGGTGGCGATCGTGCCTGGCTCGGTTTCCCACACCATCCACGTGCGATCCGGGCAGGGCAATATCCTGCTGCCC